CGCACCCCCAGCGCCCATTGCGCCACCTAGAAGAGCGCCTTCAAGTACGTTTTTCTTTTGTAGCGCAGCGATACCGCCACCCATAAGGGCACCAATACCCAGACCAATCAAAATAGGTAGCATAATTATTCCTTTTTACTGCAAGTGGTAAGTTCTTGAATATTCACGTTTTAACCTTTAAAACATTACCCACCGATGTATCATAATATACATCACCTACACGTAGGTTGGCTAGGTCTGCTTGCGTCGGAAGGCTTACAACCCGTGGCGCTCCTGTACTGACTCGCTCGCTAAAATTAAGGGCAGCAATCAGACCACCATTAGCTCTTTGTGTGGACATAACCGAAGGACCGGGGTTGTCAAGCTGCGCAAAATAAAGCCTTAGAATATTGTTTAGCTGCTCTTGGTATCTTGGGCTGTATTCAGTAGGCGCAATTGGCAGGCTAGGGGATGCAGTTGTTCCAGTGCTCATATCATCTCTTGCCATCAGATTTAATGTCGGCCCTGATACTACCGAGCTGCCAAGCAACACCCAAGTCATTAGACTCAATCTTTAACGCCATTTGCCTACCACGCAAGCGAGTGTTAACCTGACCGTCAAACTGCTGGATGTTGTAAGAACGTGTGTTGGTGTAGTTATCATCACTTTGCACGGTCGGAGTATCGGCAGGACTATATGGAGTACCTGCGTTACGTCTTGGTTTAATGGTCAGCATGACAGAGGGCTGGTCCACGTTAGAGCCTGTAAAGTTAATGTCCGGCAAGATGCGCCACACAAAGGCAAAGTGATCGCCATCACCAATATCGAAGTCGGCAGACTGAACATAAGCGTTAATAGGTACTGGGGTTAACCCTGACACATCGTCTACGTTGGCTTCGTGAAAAAGTATACGATTGTTGTAGTCAGCAGCTTGTGGATATTGCCGTAAGCCGGAGTCTAGCCAAGCCGTGCGACCTAATGAGCCGTAGCACCAGACGTTTTCCACATAGTTATAGATGACGTATTTGTCTACGACATTTGAGCCGTTAGAGCAGTAGAACCACCACACTTCGTTGTAAGATTCGTTCGCACCGGAAAAAACTTGGAACGCTTGATCTTTGTTTAGATCGTTAAATATGTACTGGCGCAAGGAAGAAGGCAGTGTTTCTACGCGACCTGTGTATTGGTAGAACTTACCGTCGCCCATCCAGTATGTAACGTTGTTCACTGTGACCACAGCATTTGGGGACATGATGGAGATGTTGTCCATTAATATAGTAAAACCCCACACGTAGGGTGGTCCAAGGTACTGCATAGAATACAGCGCCGAGTCTGTCCAGACTAAGATTTCCTGTCGAGTAGTAATGTACGTAATGATGGACGAGCCGTGCGAAAGTCTAAACTCACCTGACTGGTTTGTAATGGCAGGTACCCACTCATAGGGGTTTTCTTGGTCTGACCAGCGCACCAGCATCGGATCAAACACGGTATTAGCGTTGGTGGGATCGTACGGGTTTGCCCCAAAACAAATAATAAATCTTTGGATAGATGAGGCAGATACCTCTAGTGTTCTCTTAGGAACAAAGTCACCGTCAAAACCTGCTGCCGTAGATAAGTCAGCAAGCAGTTCGCCGCGATCATTGACACCTGCCTCATCTATCCAGTAGTAAACAGGGCCGTTGCGCGGAGCAAAGACAAGATCCTGACCGAAGTTCTCAGCCGACCAGAGGCGCAACTGTTGACCAATACCGGTCGTTGTAGATGATTGCCCCCAGCCACGCGTACCCGTCTGGTAATACGCCGTGATAGTACCCCCACCTGTAGCGGTAGACGGAGCAGTAATTGGCGTGCCGTAGCCATCGTTACCAAGCGCGATGGAGTAAGAGTTCACGCCTATGTACGTAATAGAATAGGTTCTGTTTAGCAGCACCGCAGGCACACCACCGACTGCAACAGCACCAGAGTAGCGTACGTACTGTCCGTTGGTTAAGCCGTGTGCAGTGTGAGTAACAACTACCGTGCCGCTACCAGATGTCGTGCTGAAAATGTCTGTAAGCGTAAAAGACAGTGGGCTAGGCCAGATGCCAGCACCCCAACCAACTCCAATAATGTAAACATCCAAGCCTGTGTTGGTCTGATATTCAGCCACAACCGCTGCGCCACCACCAGAAGCGGTGCTAGTAGAAAAGATACCGTCGATATTAAAGGTGTAGGAGTTAGTAGTCAGAACCCTAAATACTTGTTGCTCAACGTTTAAATTTATTGCAGGAATGCCGCCGGTTGCAGTGGCACCACTAAAGGTTACAAAGTCGTTGAGCACCACATTGTTTGCAATATCAAGGACAGTAACAGTAGAGCAACCGACGTTCGCGCCCGCTAAATGAGATGCGGCAGTAGTGCCGTTATAGCCACGCACACAACCCGTTAGGGTATTACCAGATACGCCGTTAAACAGAATCTCTTCTGTACCAATCTTAACGATGCCACCGTTGTTCGAAAAGCTTGCTCCTGCTGCAACTAGTATGGAAGTATCTGCTGCGCTAATCCCGCCGTCCAAAGTACTAAATGCCGTGGTAAACGGGTTATTCGCCATCGGGTTGACGATCTTGCGTATGGGGGTGATGTCGTAGTAAAAGCCGCCCTTCTCAATGTAGTACTTAAGATTCGTGCCTACTCCGAGGTAGTTGGAGCCAGTTAAGTCAACCCAATTCCACAGCGACCGCGCAACGCCTTCATACGTGAAGTCTGAGGCTCTAATCCAACCGCCAAGCTTTTCTGCCTTACCAGAACGAAATCGGATTTTGTCGCAATCAAACCAGCGCCCCTCTGCCGAGTAGGACGTACCTTCACGATATACACCGGGTTGGATCTCTAGTTTTTGAATTGCCATATTGCTCTCTACGCTAAAAGGCTTGTTGCCTTGATTTTAACTGCAGCAACCCGATTAAGCCAGCCTTTGCCAAAAGTCTCAAAAGTGTTTAGGCTACGGTAGAAGTCTTCTTTAGCTTGGCTAAACTTCTCAATTAGCTCGTCGCCGTCCATCTTATTAACAGCAGCTAATGTAATTGGCCCAATACCGCCATCCGCAGGCACACCAACTGCAGTCTGTAAAATCTTAGTAGAGCGACCGGGACCAGCGTTGACAGCAAAGTCAAACACTAGGTAGTCAATTCCTGTGGGTATATCATTGCACTTGCAGGCATCCCAAAACTTACGCTTGTACAGAGGAGCCACTAGCTCTGGAGTTAAGGCACGCATCTCTTTTTCGTTTGACTCACGTCCAACCCACTCTTCCCAAACGCGCTTAGTCACGCCAAGGTTGGTCATGCCACCCGGATCTGAGGGGTGGTTAACATAGCCGCCTTCCGAAGCTAACATCATTTCAAACGATTTTTGCCAATTAGCTTCCATTATTTACCTTGGGAAGGACTGTTGGTAGGTTCGGGAATCAGCGGCGTGTCCGTCAGCATCTTTTGCCACTTCTGTAAGTCTTGTAGAACACTCTGAGAATACGGTTGCAAGGGTTGTGGCGTAGTTACGGGTGGAGGCGCAGGTAGCATTGGCGATGGAGGCACTATTGGCAAGCTGGCGACGCACCCGGTCAAGCTCAGTACGAGCAGAGGCAGCAGCATTTGCATTCTTTTGTGCGGTCTTATTTGCTTCATTTAGTGCCTCATCTTTCACCTGTTGTAACCGAGCCGATTCAAGCATTGCGTTCTTTCCGGCCTCTACAAGGGTTTGGCTATAGTCCGCGACCATCCGGTCTATCTTGCCGTTCAGTCTCCAGCCGTTCGTTGTCCACCCCACTGTAACCCCCAGTAGAAGCGCCGCCCCCGCCGTTATAACCATCGCTTTTAAATCCAGCATTTTTATCATCCCATGTTGCAAAGCCAATATACGCCGCAACCACCATACCAATAAAAGTATAAAAAGGCAGCGCGATTTGTCCCAGCGTTGCAGACTCGGTTGCCAGAATAAGTAGAGGGAAAGCCAGACCCGACAGCATAGACAACCACGCCATCTTGCGTCTATTCTTCCACCTATCAACTGTTGTCTCGGTCATTCGTCTTACGCCCAAGGCAAGGGAGCAGGCGTCGCAGTTAACATATTAACGAGCAATGCTTCCGTGTTTGTCACAAGATTAAGACCTAACTCCTGCTTGCTCCAGCTAACAACCTGAGCTTCGGTAAGCTGATCGTATGAAATATAGTTACGCCCTTGCTTTTCAGGAGAAAATGTTAACCCAAACTTTTCGGTCTGTGTATTTACGCCGTCCGT